GGCGGTCCTGGCCGGGGCGGGCCTGGGCGGTGTCGGGCAGGCTCTGGGAAAGGCCAGCGGCGAGGATTCCTTCACGGCGCCATCGCCTTCCGACGTGGTGCAGGGTATGGGGATGGACCCGGGCTCGATGGCTGGCATGGGTCTGGGAATGGGCCTGGGAATGCTGGGTGATCCCTTGACCTACGCCGGGCTTGGCCTCGGCAAGCAGGGCGGGCAGGCGGTGGCGCGTGGGATCGAGAGTGGCCTGGAGGGAATGGCAGGAGCGGGTCGGGCAGAGAGGGCGGCGACGTCCCCGCTTCTGGAAGCGCTTGGTGGCGCTCCAGAGCGGGGAGCGCTGCAAGCGGCGCCACGCCGGATGGGAAGTCTACCGCCGGGCGCCGCCACCTACGCGGGCGGGGCGGAGCAGGACATTCAGGATCTCTTGAAGCAGGCGTCGGGTCTGGAAGGCTCCGCTGGCCGGATCATGGAAGACCCCACCGCGGTCATGGGCGGTCCCGTTGACCCGGCACGCGAGGCGCAGGCGCTGCGCGGTCAGGCGGCGGACATTCGCGCCCGGGCCAATGCGCCCATGCTCCAGGCCGGGCAGCGCTCGATCGAGGAGGAGGCAGCACGGGCATGGCAGCAGGAGGACCTGGCGGCAACGCTCAAGCGCCAGGAGCAGGAATTCCGAGAGATGATGGCAAACCGTCCTGATGCGCCCATGCCCTGGCCCGAGGATGCCTTTGCGCTCAGCCAGCAATTCCCGCCCAATATGTACCTGACGCCACACAGCCACCTCGATGAAGCCGCCATTCAGCGGCTCGGCGAGTTGTGGGACATTCGCCAGGAAGGCGGGCTGCCGCGCCAGCAGGAGATGGAGCAGCTTTTACGGAGCGATCTGCGCGGCATGATGCCGGAACACCCGATGGACTGGCGTGCGCGGTTGAATCCCGGCAAACAGACGATGGAGCAGTTTCAGCGCCAGTTTGCACTCTCGCCAGGCATTGCCGATGACATCAGGCGCGAAGCCTACGGGCGTCTTGATGCCCTGGAAAAAGGGGTGGCCAGCGGCGCGGTCCAGATGAGCCCGCCAGAACTGATGCGGGCGCGACGTTCCTTGTGGGAGGAGATCGCTCACCTCGAAGGCCAGTTCACGGCGCCGCATGATGAGGCAGCCAAGTACGGCTGGATGAAGGATGAGATGTCGCCAGCGATGGCAAGGTGGCACGACTACGTTACGCCTTACGATCCCATGTTGGAGGAGCGCGGCAGGGACATTAACGCTGGACTGAGCACCATTGAGCAGACGCTGCCATTTGCATTTGGGAATCGCAGCAAATTGATCGGTGCGTCCAACCGAACCCGCGACCTGGCACGCTACGCCAGGATTTCGGAGGCTGGTTTGCCTAGTCCTCTGGCAAGCAGGCTGGGAGATATTGCGCATAATGCCGGTGTGCTTCGGAACTGGCCAGGGAACATGATGCCTGATACGTTTGAAAAACTGCTCGCTGACCTGGAAAGGGAGGGCTTCACGCAGGGGATGCGCCTCAATCCCCAGGCGATGCGTACACACTTAGCGCTGTCGCAGCCGGGCGGCGGGCGGTTTGCCGCGCTGCCGGAATTGGCCCAAATGCCGGTCGAGGCGCATCCCTACAACCCGTACATGGGTGAACCGCTCGATTGATATGCCTGAATCCTTCGCACAAACCCCTGATGGTACACTGCTCATGTGCAACGGCATCAATGAGATGCTGCGCTGGGATGGCTTCACGAACCAGATGGAGACAGCCGGAGTCGCGCCGCCGGCAACTGCCCCCTCGGTGTCAGGCGCCGGCTCCGGCTCTCTTTCTGGAACGTACACCGCCTATGTCCGCTTTGTGGACCGCACGGGCAACTTCTCCAACATCTCGCCCGTCTCGGCCGAAGTGACCGTCTCAGGGGTGGCCAGCATCGTTTACAGCGGCGTGGCGGTCAGCACCGATCCCAAGGTGACAAAGCGGCAGATCCTGCGCAACACCAGCGGGCAGGCGCAGACCTACTACGTCGATATTGAAACAACAGACATTTCAAGTAGCACATTCTCCTCCACGCGCGCCGACAGCGATCTTTCCGCGCAGACCGTTGTGGCCCTGATCGATGACGGCGGCAATTCGCTGATCGATCTTTACCGCACGCCGCCCACGCACAAGGCTGTCCTGGCACATCACCTCGACCGGATGTTCCTCGCCGTGGAGGTGGAGTACACGCAGGGTTCGGTGGCGCTGAGCCTGGGTTCCAACACCGTGACGGGGATTGCCACCGAATGGCCGGCAACCTTCGTTGGGCGGTTCCTGTGGGCGCTCGCCGCGGACAAGAGCTACGAGATTGCCAGCGTGGACACCGCCAAGCAGGTCATCACGCTGACCGAGGATTATGCGGGCGACACCGACCCATTCGGCAGCTACTCGATCCGGCCGGCGCCGGCCGAGAGGCGGCTGGTCTACTACAGCGAGGCGGGGCTGCCCGAAAGTTGGCCGGCTGTCAACGCCCTGTCGATTCAGGAGGATGGCGACGAGATCACCGGGCTCATGCAGAAAGGGAGTTTCCTCTACATCCTGGAGCGCAAGCACATTTATCGCTTCACGTTTCAGAGCGACCCGGCGAAGGACGGCTTTGTGTTCCTCTCGGCCAACCGCGGCTGCATCAACAACCGCTGCTGGGTGATGGTGGACGACACCGCCTACATGCTCGATGAGGGAGGGGTTCACGCCTTTGGCGGCAGCGAGGATAATTCCCCCTTGAGTGTGCTAATTCAGGACATTTTCGAATCCGAGCGCAACCAGTCGAGCAAGCCCTTTCGGATCAACTACGCGGCGCGCGAGTTCTTCCACGCGGTTCACTACCCGGGGCAGGAGACGATCCGCTGGTTTGTGGCGCTGGCGGGCTGTTACTTGCCGCGGCATGCGCTCTGTTACAACTACCGGCAGAAGCGCTGGTGGATCGAGGAGTTTTCCTCGCCAATGGGGGCAAGCTGCCTGGGCCGGCGACGCGGCAAGCCGCAGGTGTATCTGGGCGGTCTGGCGCGCAAGGTGTACGCTTACGGTGTCGGCTCACTCGATGGTCCCGATCCCACCAGGGGCACTGTCCGCGGCCTTGCCACGTCTGCCACACAGCGTTCCCTCACCGACTCCCTAGCCAGCTTTGCCGCCTCGGGGCTGGTCGGTTCTCCGGTGTCCATTTGCGAGGGTCGGGGAAAGGGGCAGACGCGCCGCATTGCGGCCGTGGATGCCCCGGGAGGCACCTTGCAACTCACCTCGCCCTGGATGGTCCTGCCCGATACCACCAGCGTCTACCAGGTGGGCGGAGTGCCGTGGCGCTTTCAGACGGGCTGGTTCCGCTGGGCTCCCGATGAGGAAGAGAACCCGCGGCGGGTGGAACTGGTCTACATGCCGACTGCCTCGCCTGCCGCGGCCGACCTGCGCGTGTACAGCGATCGCGGGACTGCCCCCGACGTGTGGCAGACGCGCTACACCAGCGACGAAGCGGCCGGGGTCGCAAGCGATGTGGGCGACACCGACCTGGTGGTGGACCTGTCCAAGAGCAGCGGGTTCGCGCAGAAGCGGATGGACTCGCGGCGCGATCTTTACCTCGATGGGCCGCGCTACATGCTGGTGGAGCTTGCCGGCGTTGGCGGCAGGGACCAGGTGCGTCTCATTCAGATCAGCGTGGACGGCGTTCTGGGGGCTGGAGGATGACGGATTACGACCAGAGCGACTGGTTTGATTTGTACTGGTACGCAATCCTGGTTGGCCTTCTGGTGGTTGGCTTTGTGGTGAGCGAGCTCCTGATGCGGCTCTTGTGCCGAAAGGAGATCCGGTGAGTCTTCAAGAACAGGCGCTGCGGATGCTGCGCGACGACTGGACAGCCAAGATGCTGTCGGAGGAGCTTTACGCGATCTTCCGCCAGGAGATCCCGCTCAACACCACCGCGACCAACAACATGACGGCGCCCGATGCGGGACCGGCGCTCAACCTCCGCCAGTACGGCGACGGGCCGGTCCTGCAGATTTACGGCAAGAAGAATGAGCCGGCGGGTGGGCTTTATGTGCAGGATGGCAAACTCCTGGTGCAGCCATCGGGCAAGCTCAAGCCAGGAGTGCCGCCGTCGCCGCCGAGCGCTGGGGGAGCGTTTCCGGGGCAGGTGCAATCGGGGGCGGGAAGTAGCTACATCATCAACGGTTACAAGCACGGCTCGGGAGGCGCCGCCACCGGGGCGGTTTCGGCACGGGTTCCTGGGCTTGCTGCTGGCGAGGTAGTGCCGGCGGGGACATGGGTAACGGTGTGTGATCTGGGCAATGGGGTTTATGAGGCTGTGGTGCCGCTATGGCAATAAAGCCACCCAAAACAGGTGGGCCACTCGGACCGATTCCCGCCTTTGACGTCACGGGAGCGGCAAAGACGTGGAAGGGAGTGCCGCTGCGCGCCGACAAGGTGAACCTGCTGCCGGTCCTGTGGTTCAGGCCCAACGCCCTGACAGCCGGCGCAACCGTATATTCACAGAGCAACGCTGCCGCCACGCCTGTCAAGGGACAGCTTGTTCGTGTGCCATTCTTCGCGTCGGTGTCCCCGGCAATGGCCGACGAGTTCCTTGCCGGTCATGATCCCGGCAAGCGACCCATGACGTTCGTGGGTGGCCTGGATGAAGGATTCTTGCCGTTTCTGGGGGCCTCTGACAATCAATACGTTGGAGGCAAGGGCTGGATGACAAATCAGGTAGGTTTTGATCCCGTTTTGTCCGCGCCGGGCCATCTCTTTCCCATAATGGTTGACGCCTACGACCCAGACTTTGCCCACTTCATCGGCACGACGACCGTTGTGGATTGGTTCGTCATAAACGGCATGGGTGTCTTCGACGACGTCAACGCGGGGGTTGGGGAACCACTCTACCAGTTCAACGCCAGCGCCACCGCGGACTCGGGCTTCGCGACCAGGCTCACCATGCTCACCGCCGCGGCGCTGCGCTTCTGGGCCTTGCGCATGGCCTGGCTGGTCACACAGCCGTTCGTAAAGAAGATTCCCACATGGATCAAGTGTCTGCGGACAGGAAGCTCTGGCCCTCCGCTCCCTGACGACCAGTACGAATTCTCTGGCGACTTGAACGACGTGCTTAGCTGGCGCACGGTGGACGACGGCACCGGCTTTTACAACGCCGTGGTCAACCTCAGTCAGCAGATGGTGGACGGGATGGGCGACGGGCTGGTCTTCACCGTGGCCGATCTCTCGATGATCTCCCCCACGGAACAGACGGCCCTGGTCGCCGACATGGGCACATTCTTTGGTTTTTGAGGTGATTTATGCCAAGCGACATTCAGGACATGGGGTTTGGTCTTAACTACAACCAGGGTTTCCGGCCCATGTCGGCCGGTGGTGGCGGTGGTCGTCTCGGCGGCGGCGCTGACCCCAACGACCCGTCCTGGTTTTACAAGTTTGGCCAGCAGTCTGCCCTGGAGAGACAGCTTGCCGGCATGCAGCAGGCCGGGGAGACGCAGCGGGCGCAAATCTCTGCCGCCGCCTCGCGTTATCCCTCCACGCTCAAGCAGCAGCGCTTCAACCAGGTCAGCCCCTGGCTGCAAGGGCAGTACAACACGCCGGTTGACATTGGCCAGTCGCAGGCCGGGCCGGCGATCGACGCCTCGCCCATCTGGGGCGAGGGGCAGATTCAGGGGCGCGTCAACGCCATGCGCGGCGCCAACGACGCTGCCACCGCCGGCAAGATGCGCGGCATGCAGCAGCAGGTGGCCGGCCGCGGCTTTGGCAGTAACTCGCCCTTGGCGCAGGCGCTCGGCGCCGGCATGCAGGCTAGCAATCTTGCGACCAACACGCAGGGTGAGAACGACCTGCGCTGGCAGGCAGCACAGGGCAACAAGCAGTTCGTTCTCCAGGCCCAGCAGGCGCAGGAACAGGAAGCTGCCGACCGCAACCAGGAAGACATTCAGCGCCGGCAGATGCAGGCGCAACGGCAGAACGCAATCATAGCCGCAATGGCCGGAATCGTGTGAGGTGAACCATGCCGCCAGGTTTTCAGCAGTATTATCCCGGGACACGGCGTATGGCGATTGCCCCAGGCATTCCCATGCCACCGCCGGGGGCGCCGGGGGCGCCGGGGGCTCCCGGATCAGCCGTACCGCCACCACCGCCAGGCCCGGCAGCACCACCGCCCGCCCCTCCCGGTGTCGCCACACCACCGTCGGCCTTCGGTGGCCAGCCGCCGCCATCCCCCTATGCGGCCGTGGCCGACACGATGACGCCGCGCGCCGTCATGGCTCCCCCCGGGCCGGCGCAGAATGCGCCACCGCCCGGAGCCGCGATCGTGCCCGGCTCGATTCAGGACGTGACCGCGCAGTACAGCGGCGGTGCTGCGCCGGCCGCGCCGCCGACTCCAGCCACGCCGCCGCCAGCGACCATGAACCAGGACCAGATGATGGCGCTCATGCAGGCCATGCAGCCGGGCTCGTCGTGGAACGGAACCAACCTCATCAGCCGGCAGGTCAACCAGCCGGCGACCGCCGCCTTTGCTGCCGGGCTGCCGGTGGAAGGCGGCACGATGCTGTCTCAGGAATCCAACACAGCGATGGATCCACGGTCCATTGCCCAGCGACTTGCCGTGGGTGGGCTGGCGCCGACCGAGGAGCAAAAGGCGCTGGCCTTCAAGTATTACGACGACATCAACAAGAGCATGACGGCCCTTCAGCATCAGCAGAGCGAGGCAGCGCTTGGCAAGGGCCGGCTGGGGCTGGACACGCAAACGCAGCTTGGCAACCTGGGCGTGAGCCAGGGGCGGCTCACCCTCGACCAGCAGAAGGAAGCGTTCGAGCGGCAGAAGTTCGAGGAGGGCAAGGGTGAAGATTCGATCGTGCGTAATCTTGCTGCCACGCTTGCTGGACAGGGCGTGGAAGGTCCAAAGATCCAGGCAGCGATCGATACGCTGCGGCCATTCCTGAAGGGTGCCAAGGCGACCACGCCACTAACCGCCACGCCGGTAGCGACGCCGACGAGTCCAGGCAACCTACCAGGACCGCCGACGCCACCGACACCGACGCCACCGACACCGACGCCGAATACCGCGACCAAGGCAAATCTCTACGACCCGATCGTCACCGAACTGGACAAGTTTGCCAACACCGGGGCTCCCACCAAGGCGGGCGGGCAGGCAACGCAGCAACCCATCGGCAAGTTCCTGAACGACCTCGACGCCGCCAAGCCCGGGTTTGTGCGGCAGAACTGGCCGGCGATCCAGTCGTACATCAAGACCAAGTACGGGGAGTCGGCGTTTCAGGATGCAGCGTCGCCGGCGCAGTACGTCGATCCCTTCGACGTGGCTGCGGTGGGGTTGCCGGCTGTGGCCAACTTGACGCGCTGGGGATCGGGAATGCTCGGTCTGACCCCACGCTCCAACCTGGCCGATCAATCGCTGCCATCATGGGCGGGCGGCTGGGGAACGCTGATGAAACTAATGCGCGGCGACACCACGATCGGGGGCACGCCCACCGATGAGGCGCTTGGACGCTCGAAGCTCCGTAATCTCATGGGCGGTCGATAGCGAGGGAAAAAGATCATGTACCTGCCTCTCTCGATGTACGCACCGACCGCTGCCGGGCTCGGTGGTCTGGCCGGCGGCGCCGTTGGCGCGCTCGGCAATCTCCTTTCTCCGCTGGATTATCCACGCCAGGCAGCCCTCAACGCGGTCAGGCAACCCTTGCGCTACCTCAGCGGGCAGGGCAGCGCCAGCGACCTCGCAGGCGCCTTGCCGGGCCTGGCTGGCGCCGCGGTGGCAGCACCCTTGATCGCGACCGGCGTTGGCGCACCTCTGGGCATCGGGATTGGCTCGCTGGTGGCGGGGGCTGGGCAGGGGCTTGGCAAGGCCACAGGGAGCGAGGCGTTCGAGGCGCCGACGCCGGGTGATCTGGCGGAGATGGCGGGCATCCACAAGGAAAACAATCCGTGGGGGCACGCGCTGGGAAGCATGGCGATCGGCATGGCGACCGATCCGCTCTCCTATGTGGGCGGTCTGGGCGGTGCTGCCGGCGGCGAGGCGCTGAAAGCGTCGGCGCTTGCCCGGGGACCGCAGTACGGCGGGGCGCTGGAAAAACTGCTCGGTGGCCAGGCGGTAGACAAGAACACGATGAGGCTGATTACCGGCTGGCTCAAGCAGGGCGCCGGCGAGCAGGAGGCTCTCTCGCGAGTGCTTCAGGAACTGCCCGAAGGCAGTAGACCATTCGCGGCCGGCGGCAACGCGATTGCCTATCGTCCTAACACCGGAGGTGTAACCCGCATCAGCCGGCTGGCGAGTGAGGAAGGCACGGGGGAGATCGGCGGGATTCTGAAGACTCCCGAGGTGCTCCAGCCGACGCGCACGGTGAGCAGTGGACCCTACCAGGTGACACACGCGCCCGAGGTGCAGTCGCTCAGTAATGTGCGCAATCGTATGGGACTCAAGATTGGCGAGCTTGGGCCGGAAATCGACCCGGCAGCAGGACTGCACCCGGGACAGTCGCGGGCGAATCTGGCGCAGTACATGGACGAAATCGAACCGCGCTACAACGAGGCCAGCTACAAGCTGGCCAGCGGTGCTTACAAGAAGGGGCTAGACCCCTTTGATCTCATGCCGCAGACCGGCAACGCCCTGGAGAACATCGCCCGCACACCCGAGGGCGCCTGGCTGACGCACGACCCCGGTGCGATCAGGCAGGGAACCAGCAACATCGGCCGCACGATGCCCACGGAGCTACAAGATCCCGGCGGCGTTACCAACGCCCTGCTCAATGCGCTGGGCGCCCATGATGCGGTACGCGCGGCGATCAACCGCGGCATGCGCTCGACGCGCGGGCAGGGGGTGCGTATTCCTGGCTTCTGAGGTGCGCCATGGCCGATCCTTTCAACATCGATTCGCTTGCTGCCAACAACGATCCCGTCGCGGCCTTCATGCGAGCCCGCCAGCAGAAGACACAAAGCCCGATCCAGCCGTTCCCAGCCGAGGAAGAAAACTCCCTGCTCAGTAACGTCGCCAACGCGGGGCTCTCGGGTCTTGGCTATCTCGGCAAGACGCTCGACAAGACGTTTGGCGCCCGGGCCATTCGCGGCCTGCTCGGTGGCAAACCCCGCGAGCTGCTCTCGCCCATCCCTTTCTCAGACACGCTGGGGATCACGGACGAGGAGGACATCACCAGCGGGCGCGATCTGTTGACGCGCTACCACATCGCGCCGCCCAACGACCCCAACAAGTGGGAAGCGGCTGATGTCGGCGGCTTCCTCACCGAGCTTGCCCTGGACCCGAGCATGTACGTCAACCCCTTCGCACTCACCAAACTCGGTGGGCTTGCTGCCAAGGCGGGCGCACTGCCCGGAAAACTCCTGCCGCGCATGAAGGGTTTCGAGTACGCCGGCAGCCAGCTTGGCCACCTTGCCGAACACGCCTTCGGTCCCGGTGTGGCGGCAGCCGACCTGGCTCCCCGGGGAGCGAGTATCCTGCCCGAGTCGCTGGAGCAGACCGCTCGCGCTGCCGGCCTCGAAGCGCGTCCGCAGGCTATGCGTACCGCCCCGCGGATCGGCAGCATGACCAACCTGCCACCCGGAATGCCGGCCGGGCTGGGAATGCCCGAGCACATTCTGGGACCGCAACCAGGCATGACCGAGGCGCTCGATCTCTTGGAGAAGGGCGGACAGCCTGCGTTTGGTAAGTACGCCCGTCCGATCGAGCCGGGCGTTTACGAGACGATGCAGGTCGGGCCGGGACACACCGAGGGGCAGATCCGCCAGCTTGGCACCCGCGCGCTGCCGCAGCCGGGCACGCCGCTCGCCGGCCTGGTGGGTCTGGGGCTGCCTGGCATGGACCCGTTCGTGACGCTGGGCACCGGACCGACCGCGCAGCGGATTGCTGGGGCCATTGACCGGGGCGTGGACTGGCTCAAGGGGACTTTGCCGGTCAGACACCTCAGAGCGCTCTTTGACCCGCGCGTGGACCGGGCAATCAGCGCGGCCGGGCAGGAGCTTGCGGCCGGCGTCAAGCGACCGCTCGAAAGGCAGATGATGGGCGAGACGCTCGGCAATGTGTTCGACCTGCGCTCCGCCGCCGAGCCGCTCGTGCGCCGCCAGGAACCCGAGGTGCAGCGCTTCCTCTTGCGCCAGGCAGAGAACGTCCCCAACCCCGCCACGATGGAAGACTTCCTGACCGACCTGCGCACGCGCGATCCGTTGCGCTACGCGCAACTGGAATCCTCCGGCGATCTGGAGAACCTGCGCGGCCAGTTTCCCGCCATGCGCGAGCTTGGCACCCGGATCGGTGAGGCGCACGCCGGCACCATCGACCCTGAGCGTGCGCTGGGGATTGCTACCCCGGAGTTGTCTGACCAGTTGAACTACGTCATGCGCCGCGCCATGCCGATCGAGGGGCGACGGCCGGGCGAGAACTTCCTGCAATCGCTCTTGCGCCAGGGGCGCAGTGTCTTCGACGTGGGGCACTCCTCGCAGATGGCGCGCGAGGATATTCTGCGCGGCTTGCCGGAGGGAACCTCGCAGATCAACGACCTGGCGAAGATGCGCGATCCGGCCAGCGGTCAACCGCTGCTCGTGGGGGCGGAGCGCAAGATGACCGACCTGCAAGCCGAGGAGTTTCTCCGCCGCCAGTTGACCATGACGCCCGGCATGCCCGGCACCGGCGTTGGCGACATCACCGAGGTAGAGCCCGAGGTCCGCCAGCAGGCGAAGGATCTGGCCAAGTGGTTCAAGGGTCTTGACCCACGCCACGCCCTGGAGCAGCGCGACTTCTTTGACCCCGACATCATCGCCAACCTGGGTGTCCGCGGCGCCAAGAGTGCCAAGGTGCGTTCGAGCGCCGAGGCGCTCTACGAAGGCATCGCGCGCTACGCCAGGCCCGCCGAGGAACTCGACACCGCTGGTGTCGGCGTTAACAAGGTGCTGCAAGACGCCGGGCTGGAGAAGGGCCCGGCACGCGAGCTTGCCGCACAGCGGCTCGGGCTGCGCGCACCGGCCGATCTGGAGAAGTACGCTGTTCCCAAGGATCTTGCCAGAGATATGACCAAGTGGCTGAAAGCCTGGAGCACGCCGGAGGAACTTTCGCCGGTGCTCAGCGCCTGGGACAAGGCGATGACCATGTTCAAGGGCTGGGTGACAGCCCCCTTCCCCGGCTTTCACACGCGCAACATCACCACCGGCCTGTTCAATATGTGGCGCGATGACGCCCTCTCGCCGCAGGCACTCGCTGACGCCAAGGAACTTCTCCAGGGAAGGGCAACCGTCGCGCCCTTGCCCGGGATGGCGGCTGGTGACGCGCAGCAAACAGCGCAGAACATCATCAAGGAAGCGGTGCAGAACCGGGTCGCCTTTGTACGCGGCACGCATCAGACTTCCGACGCGGTGCGCACGGCTCTGGGCGATCTGCCGCGCATGACCGCCGAGCTTCCCGGGCAGGTGGTTCAGTCATCCGAGCAGTTGGGCTCCAAGCTGGCCGGCGTGGTGCGGCCGATGGATGAGCTTGCCGGGCTTCCCGGCAGCAAGAGCCTGACCGAAATTCTTGGCGGTCTGGGGCAGGACACCCCGAAGGATCTGGGAGCGATCGCGGACAAGCTGGGGGTGGGGGCGGACGAACTGCGCGGCCTGGGGGTGGCCGGCGAGAACCTGCCCGACGTGCTTGGCAAGGGCTCGGCCGAGAGTATTACCGACTGGTTGCGCGGCTTCAAGCCCGAGACGGGTCAGGGGGTGGGGGCCGGTATCGCCTCCATGCTCGACCCGACGGCGATCGCGGGCGTCAGGACCGGCGAGGACGTCAACCGCATCATGCGGCAGATGCGGAACGTGGGCAACGTGAGCGAGGACTGGATGCGCCTCGCACACTACATCGCCAAGCGCCGGCAGGGATTTGAACCGGGCGCCGCAGCAGACGCCGTCACCAAGTACCATTTCGACTACGGCGATCTGACACCGTTCGAGAGGACTGTCATGCGGCGGACGGTCCCATTCTACACCTACAGTTCCCGCAACCTGCCCGCGATCCTGGAGGATCTGGCAACCAGGCCGGCGAAGCTCGCCGGCACCGTCAGGGCCGGCACCAGCGCTGCCCGCGAGGGGCAGGAGTTCGTGCCGAGCTACCTGGGTGAAGGCGTGGCGGTGCCCGTTCCGGGCGGTCCCGAGGGTCAGCAGCGGTTCCTGTCGAGCTTCGGGCTGCCGATGGAGGATGAAGCCATCAAGGCGCTCGCCTCCCTTCTGGCTGGTCGTGGCGACCGGGCGGTCGGCAATCTCCTCGCCGGGCTCAACCCCGCCCTCAAGTACCCGATCGAGGTGGCCACCGACACGCAACTGCACACCGGCCGGCGGCTGTCCGATCTGCGCCCAAGCAACCTCGCCAGCGGCTTTGGCCTTCTTGGCGAGGACATTGCCAACCCGCTGACGCAGTTTCTGGCCAACACGCCAGCGGCGCGCGTGGGCACGGTCATCGACAAGCTAGCCGATCCGCGGAAGGGTGTTCTGGAAAAGGGGATGAACCTGCTGTCGGGGGCAAGGTTAACCGACGTGGACATGGACCGGCAGCGGGAAATCGCGGCGAGCAATCTTATCGAGGAGATGCTGCGCGGGCACAAGAATATCGGCCATTTCGAGAGAGCCTACGTCCGTCCCGAAAATATCCCAAGCCTGACTCCGGCCGAGCTTGAGCTTTTGCGTCTCCAGAAGGGGCTGGAGAAGAGGGCCAGTGACCGGGCGCGAGCCGCAAAAGCTCCTCCTTCAAGGCCAGTAAACTTCGGTTTATGATCTTGCGAACCGCTTCCCTGGTGCGGCCAATCGCGTTGCCCACCTCCTGCATCGTGCGCGATTCGTAGCCGCCGCAACCGAAGTACATGCACAGAACCGTTTGCTGCCGTGGCGTCAGCACGCCAAAGGCCAAACTCACCAGTGTTTGATTGTGCTCCTGCTCGGCGCGGTCGAAGACCCCCGTAACATCATCCCTGGCCAGAAGCAGCAGCACCGACGGGTCCAGTTCCACCTCGGGTTTCCATTGCTGCTCTGCCGCCCGCACCATAGCCCTCTGAATAACGGTGAAGGCGTAGGTACTGAACAGTACACCGCGCTGGGGGTCGTAATGGTTGGCCGCTTCGATGAGTGCGATCATCCCTTCACTGATGAGATCATCCCAGCAGGCGCGTTCAACGCAGGCAAGGTGCTTGATCTTCTGAAGGACATGGGCCGGCAGAAACCGCCATTGCTCCACCAGGGCGTTGCGGTCCGCCAGAACAGGATCTTGCATGGTCACTCCTTGCCGAGCAGCAGGTCTAAAACCCAGCACCCGCGCACATGGCGCAGGTTGGGCGTCGTGCAGTGTTCCATAATCCCTTGATGCTCGCAGCCAGCTTCCATGAGTGCGTCGGCCAGCATCGGCAGTTTGTCGAAGTCACGATCGGCGTAGATTACCTGGGCCAGCTTGGCAACAGCACCATCGCCTGAGCGTAGCCAGCGCTCAAGATCGGGATGGATGAAGCGCAGCGGGCCTTGCTTCTGATCGCCGCTTTGCAGTATGCCGCAAAGTTGCTGCGGCTGAAACGTATAGTCGAAGATGTCACGCAGCAGGTCGGCCTTCACCGCCTGGGTCGGAACCGCTCGCCACTCAGCCTGCGAACCCCAGCGAATTGCCAGATCCCACGCTCGGTTCGCCAGGCAGTTTGGATCGCTATTGGGGGGAGCCTCACCCTCCTCACCGATGTAATCCCACTCGGGGTGTGGCATCCACGCCAGCGGCTTGCTGAGAGTATAAATAGCGTGCGCGAACAGCCGCAGCTTGCGGTTGGCGTTGCGAATCTTGATCTCCAGGGGTTTTGAAGAAGTGGTCATAGCCTGTTCGATGTCTACCGGATTCCAGAACTGGATAGCGTTCAGCATCTTCACCGGGTCTTGATTTTCCAACCATTGCTGCCTTTTCATGACACCTTATCCCCAAAGCGCCGGCCGTGCGTGGCCAGGTGCAGTAACTCGCAGTTCTCGTCAACGTCCATGCGCCAGACGCGCTCGATGGTCAGATCGTAGTGCTTCGCCTCATCCACCAGCGCGTCGCACACGTCAGTGACGCTCTCGCGGGGCATGAGCGGAATGCGGCCGTAGGTGGTGCTGCCGCGCGTTTTCAGAAACTCCGCGCCCATGTCGGCGACGAAGTCGCGCCGCGCCTGATCCTCGCCCGTTGCCAGGAAGCGCACAAACTCGATGTCATTCATGATGCTCACGGGTCTTGGGTGAATTCCTTTGTCTTTACCCACTCCTGTACCAGCCGATAAAACTCTGCCGCCTCGGGACCAACCACAGCCCAGACCGTGCAAAGGATCTTGCCGTCCTTGCCGCGCACGAAGTTCTTGTTGAACACGTCGGCACCCGTCGTTTCGATGTAGCGGATGAGTGCCTCGCAAATTTCCTCGGACGTCTTCAGTTCACTGGACATTGGCTTTCTCCGCACGGCGTGAGAGCATGGCGCTCTGGGCCGCGATCCGGTCTGCCATGCCGGTTAGCATACGTTGCAGATCGGCAATCTGCGCGGCCTGCTTGTACCAGTCGCGGACCACATCGTTCTTGGAACGGTTGATGCCGTCCACGCAGTAACCGCAGCGCGCCCCATGAGCGAGCAACACCTCGGGCAACAACAGACACTCGCAGGGGTCTTTCATGGCTACCGTCCCGGGACGGGCTCTTGCTTGACCGGCAACGGCTGAAACTCGCCGCAGGTTTGGGGGCCTGATGTTTCTGGCCACAGGAGCGTTAGCTCCTGTAACTTCTGCTGGACGGAGACAAATATCGGACGCGGCGCGTAGCGGTGGCACTCGCCAAAAGGTTCTTCATCATTAAAGGGATACCAATACAGGCAGTTTCCGCAGCACCTATCCATGACGGGCTCCACCGAGTTCGGAACCGGGTTTCAGTCCACAGGCGATCCTCCAGACAGACTGCCGGCCACGCTTGCCAGCCAGCACCACCAGCCCGGCCCGCCGCAGCGGCAAGAGCGCACGGTGAACATGGGACAGATCACGCTCGGGCAGCATTTCCGCGACGGCGAGCGGTCCACGCCGGTAAAGCGCACAGAGGATCTCCGCCTGGGTAGCGTTTGCCGCCTGGGGCCAGCCCTTCTGCATCGCCTGGATGCGGCCGCGCATCTTGTTGGCCTCGATCGTGCCAGGCCAGCAGTGACCGTGGTTGTACCCGGCCCTGCCTTGGGTCTTGACTCCCAGCAACTGACAGACCTGCCAGACGCGCGAGTGCGTCACCCCGAGGCGGAGGCTGATCTGCCGGCAGGACAGACCATCCGCCGCCAGTTGCCGCACCTCACGCTTGTGGATCTTGCTGCGGCTCAACGAACGACTCCTTGTTGATGACCCGGCGGTCAACAATCCAGTGGCGCTTCTTCTTGCGCCACGCCCACACCTCGATGCGGTTGCCGCACGCCAGCCACACGAGCGCCGCGGCCAGCGACAGGATCTTGCCGACCCGCTTGGAAGCGTTGCTGGCCGTGGTCGCCTGAATCCCCAGCACGCCCTGCTTGTCCGCACGCATCGCCAGCACGTCCACGAAACCGAACAGGTCTTGCCGGACGCCAGCGTGCTGATTGAAGCGCTCGACCACCGCCGCGGTGTAACCGATCGAGCGCAGGTAAACCAGCGATCGCTGCGTGGGGCTCAAGCATTTCCCTTTCGGATGATGACAGTCGCCCTTCCAGCAAAGGTTCCGATTTCCATGTGGAAATGAATTGGAAACAACCTACCGTTGCGACGCATTTGCGTTGTGCCCTTGACCCCACCGATGAAACCCATCTTCGCAGTCGGAACCTTGAACTCTCCCATGCGATAATCCTCGTCCAGTTTCCGGGCGATACCGCGTGTCAGAATACTTCTTGCAGAGTTGAGACAGAAAAGCGGGTAGATGTCGAGCAATTCCAGAAGTAGCTCTGGATGAATGATGATGTTCCATTGCGGAGGTTTCCTGTCGTGGCGGTACGGGTCACCTTTCTCGGTCATCACACACCTCCTTACAGATCCTTTCGAGGATTGACGATGACTGTTCCACTGGCTGGGAAGATTTCCAGGCAGATGCCGAGAGGGAAAAATTCGCCATCATTGCTAACCAGTTCAATCGTGCCAGTTACACAGCAGTAGACGTGTTTATCATCTGCCCGTACATCGAATAATCCATTGGCACACACCAGCTCCAATGCACCGGCGATGGCTTTCGCCGCCATCTCGCGGGCTTCATTGAGGCGTTCGAGTGAGTTGATGTTTTGCAGTTCCGTGAGGATCGACGGATGCAGCACGATATTCCATTCCGGCGGGTCGTAGCCGCCGGGACCGCTGGGCGTGGTAGTAGTCGGGTTACTCATTGTAATCTCCTGCGGTTTGTCGTTGGGGATCAGTTTTGGATAGGAGGCCGGTAATGAACTCTTTCTTCGCCCACGGCCACCCGACCCGATAGATCCTCTATGTCCACGTCTGCTCATAGATCGACTCCGTAGATCATGGACGTCCACACACGCAGCGGGCGGGCATGACACTCGCGCCGCCTGGACTTCTGCGTGCGGTCGGTTGGCTTGATGAGCCCCCGGCGCCGTGCCTTCTCCATGACGGCGCCCATCGCCCGCGGCTCGGGCGGCGAGTCCACCTTGTCCCAGACGTCGTCGGTGGTCAGGTAGAAGTTCAAGGCCGCGATCCGGGCGATGGCCTCAAGCGCACGCTCGAACCAGTCCGCCGGAGCGTTCTTGCCCACCTGGGCAATGGCCTCGTCACGCGCCTCTTCTGGGGATTCTTGCCAGCTAAACAGGTCACGCGACATGGGGAAACTCCCTCCTGCGCAGATCATCGGGCCACTCTGCCGGATTGCCACCCTTGGTGTCTTTGAGGTGAAGTGTGGCGCTCTTGCCGAACAGCCCTTCCTTCGCTGTATCGATGCGTGGTTGCCTGCCCAACTGCTTGACGAAGACCTTCGCCTCCGACTCGCGACACTCCGCGAGCAACGCCCTGATCCACTCGACGTGGCAGGACCGGGCGCCCGGACCGCTCTCGCCGCCGATGATGACCCAATCCAGCCCCTTCCACTCATCGAAGCCCAAGGTCATCTTGTACCGGTCGTCAAAGGGATCGTATTGCAGCCAGCGCTCCAGACTCACCGGAGCCAGCAGAGGTTCGACCGAGACGAAACGCACCGTCGCCTGGTGTGACAGCAGATGCGGCAGCCGCAGGTTGGCACGCTCCTGATCCTCCACGCTGACGCCCAGCCACACGTTGGGAGGGTTGTTCTCCGGCCACGACCGCTCTGTCTCGGCGTCGCCGTGGAAGCGGACGATGTTCTCGGGCCGCTTGGTGAGCAGCAACCAGTCGAGGTTCGGTGTCTCAGCGATCAGGTGGAAGAAGCGCAGCCGCCAGGCAGCAGGAACCTCATCATCGAACGGATCGCACATGGACGGAAAGATGCGCACGCGATTGCCTTCCTTCGCGGCCTGGCGATCGATCTTTCTGGGCAGTTCCCATTGCTGCTCGCTGGCCACTTGGCGGGGAACGCCGCGCAGATAGCGCAGCGCGCGGAATCGGCTGGCGATGTTGTCGGCGTAGCAGTTGGCGCAGCCGGGGCTCACCTTGGTACAGCCCCACCACGGCGACCAGGAATGATGCGTCCATTCGATCTTGGTGTTTTGCGACACGGGAGTTCTCCTGGGGTTGATGGAAAGGGCGAGGGCACAAGCACTGTCGGCCTGCGACTCTTCTTCTCAAAGGCGTCGCTGGTGGAACCTTTAGTTGACGGACCTACTGCCGTATTGCCCACGGCGTAACGCCGCAGGAACGCTCCTTGTGCCCGGAGACGCACTTGTCCGCACCGCGGACTAGACTGCTACACCCTCAGTCTCTTGTTCTGGTTGTTGCTCAAGTTCGCTCACGTTGGCTTCCTGCGCCGCGATCATCGCCTCGAACCGACGGCGCAGCCAGGCGGCGGCTTCCTCCTCGATGATCTGCGCCTTGCCAGGTCCGACGCCCTTGATCTCGGTCAGCTTGTGACCGGCGCGGATGAAATCATACAGATGCCCGATGGTGGTAAGCTCTGCCCGTGCCAGCAGTCCGCGCGTCGTGACCGTGGAGCGCAACAGGATCTCCGAGAGTGCCACCCCGCGGGCGTCCAGGTCCAGCCCGGCAAGCTCGTCAAACTCACTGGCCGGCGCTGGCGCCGGCGCTTGTGCAGGCGGTTCGGGGCTACTCGCAGCCGGAGCAGGCTCAGGCTCGCTCGGCGGTGGTGACGGTGCCGTCTCGGCCTGACCGTTGGGCGGGAATGGCAGATCGGGTTGCTCCTCGCCGCGGACCGCCATGCGCAGCGCCAGCACGGCCATGTCCACCCGTTGCCTGGCGGTCTTCAACGCCTCCTTGCGGTCTTCCTCCTCGCTCTCGGCTGCCTGGATCTTGCGTTCCAGTTCCAGAAGCTCGCGCATCAGGACCATAACTCCTCCCGTCAGGGGATAAGCGGATCGCGCGCATAGCTCTCGATCCGCTGTTGCGGGCGAAGGTAAACCAGCGTCACCTCTCCGGTTGGTCCGTTTCGTTGCTTGGCGACGTTGACCGTCAGCAGGTTTTTGGTGTGGTCGTCCTTGTCCTTGTGATGGTGCAGCAATATCACCACGTCGGCATCGTTCTCGATCGAGCCCGATTCACGCAGATCGCTCAGGCGCGGAATGCTGTCGGCGCCGCGGTGTTCCAGCGCCCGGTTTAGCTGGGCACACGCCACCACGGGCAGATCGAGGTCGCGGGCCATGCGCTTGAGCGACCGGCTGATGCCCGCTACCTGCTCCTGCCGGCTGTCGCGCTTGTTCTCGGGCGCGACAAGCTGGAGGTAATCCACAAAGACCGCACGGATTCGGTGTTTCATCACGAAGCGCCTGGCCGTGGCGGTTATCCGCAGCATTCCCTGTCCGGCGGCGTCATCGATAAAGAGCGGGAAATTCCGCAGTCGCCGGCCGGCATCCTCGATCCCGTCCACGATGGAACTGTCCAGAGCGCCGCAGCGGATGTAACCCGAATCGATCTGGGCTTCACAGCACAGCAGTCGATCGGACAGTTCGGCGCTGCTCATCTCCAGGCTGACGAACAGAACGCCCAGACCGGCCCTGGTGATCCGCCTTGCCATGTTGAGCGCGAGGCCAGATTTGCCGACAGAGGGCCGTGCCGCGACGATGACAAGTTCGCCGTCTTGCAGTCCCGCGGTCAGGGTATCCAGATCCTGATACCCGGTGGAGATGCCGGCCAGAGCATCGCCGCGCGCCGCCCGTGCATCGATGCGGTCGAACGCTTCGTTGATCGCCACGGACAGGGGTATGGCTTCCGTGACCGCCCCCTTGGTCGCGATCTCCAGCAGTTTCTGCGTTGCAACACCGAGCAACTCCTCACCCGAGCAGGTATCCGCCATACCAGCAACCTCCCGCGAGGTCCGCAGCACACTCCGGGCGATCGCCTTGTCGCGGAGCATGAGACTGTACTGCTCCGTTTTGTAGCCGCTCCGGCCCATGTCGAGGAGTTTCGCCAGGTAAGCGTAGCCGCCCACCTCTTCCACCAGCGATTTGCTGCGCAGCGCTTCGGCCAGTGTGACTGTATCCACCGTGATACCTCGTTCAAAGAGGGCGCAAACTTCCCTGTAAATCAACTGGTGCGCGTAGATGTAGAAATCTTCCGGCTTTAGAAGACGAATCACCTCCGCAATGGCGCTGCTATTGTGAAGACACGAACCCAGAACGTACCGCTCGATTTCATCATTGCGCGGTGGCGCTAGACCGTCGATCATCGCCTCCGTCAACGTCTGTTCTGCTGCGACGCTCTCGGAGCCGTGCTGCTGCTTCCTGGATGCTGAGGACGGGACCGTTGTGCCCACGCTTCAATGCCTCCTCACGCTCGCGGACGATACGGGCGTATCGCTCCAGCGGCATTTCTTCCACCTCTGCTGGTAACAAGAACCCGTTCACGGGGAACAACCCCTGCCAGCTTCGGGCGATCGACTGGTGAATGGAAGCGACCGCATGATGGACGCTTCGCAATGCCGTAAGCTCGCGGAACTGGTGCTTGACGGTACTGGCGGTCAGGGGTTTTTTGAGTTCGCGCTTGTAGGCTTGCCACTCCGCCCACGCCGCGCGAAACTCCGGCGTGTCGAGTGTTTTTGGGATGGCTGGTATCTCCATTTCGGGGTGTAGCGGCGCAGCCCTCCGAGCCCTCTTGGCTCTGTCATGCGCTGGCAGAGCCAGCATCAGAGGGACTGCGCCGTAGTTTGGAAGATAGACTGCCTCACCCTCGATCTTGCACCAGTCTGGGGGCAAGGCCGCGCAGAACCCGAGGATCTCAACCTCGCAGTCCACGTCGGCCGGCGTGTAGCCCTGGAGTAGCCCGTCGCCGCCAACCAGTTCGTCGGCCAGCGACCACAAAACAAAGAGCGCGCCCAGAATCGCCAGCCGCGAGCGCTTGACCGTGCGGGCAAGCGCCAGCACACGCCCGTCGCGCAGCAGCTTCTTGCGTAAACAGATCGCTTCCATGACCCTACTCCTCACCGGCCTGCCGTTCCGCTTGCTTCGCTTCTTCGGGTAGCTCCTCTTGCTTTTGACGTGAGGCGATCCGGCTGGCGATCTGATCGCTCTTGCTGGCGGATGGGTTGTCGGGTTGCTCGCCGGGAAGACTGACGAATTCGCCCATCACCTCTGAGGGCGCCATCACCCCGGCCTCAACGTACTCCTCCGTGGCGAGGTGCCGCTGTAGCTCCACGGCCAGGGGCAGGGTCTTACAGTGTCGCCGCAGCACGGTCTTGCGACACATCTCCTCAAAGTGGGTGGACCACGGGCCGGATCTGGATTTGGCGCTCGCGCGGATGCGCTCCAGCTTCGATCGCTGCATGACCGTGAAAGTGGGCGTGCCGTCGCGGTAACGCGCCAGCGACCAGGCGTGCGTGATCTTGGCGGGATTGTCTTCACCGCATGGCTTGTGGCGCAAAAAGGCGTTGACGCCGTACTCGAACTCGAAGTGGTCGCCCTCGAAAACACACTGCGCCTCAGGCAGTCCCGCGAGACGATCGCTGCGACTGGCCAGGTCGAGCAGGCCCTTGTAGCCGATGATGAACTGCGCTTCCATTTGCCCGGTGTGCTTGTTCTTGAACGGCACCAGGTAGGCGTGCCCGAGTACGTTGTCGCACTCCAGGCCAAGCTGCGCCGCCTGCATGAGCGCGCCCAAAATGGACATGGGCGAACACTGCTGCAGATCCGGGGTGCGCTGCCAGGTGGTCAGCGCTATCCGGATCAGCCGGTCGGGTGTCAGAAACTTGGGGACTGCCAGGGCTATCTGGGGCTTGGCGCGCTGAAAGAGCGCGGTCAGGGATTTGAAGGCGTCCTGCGGCGACGCGACGAAGGGACTGCTCATGATTTCGCCTTTCGTGGTAGCTTGATGCGGAACTCGTTGTGGGAGGATTCGTAGGCTTCACGGGCGCCGTAGTGGCGCGTCACCGTCTTGCGGATCAGCAGCCGGCCGTCGGGAAGCTCGCCAACCCCGGCGTGCCCCATGACCCCGATCAGCCGGCCCTTCAGCAAATCGATCTCGACCTTGGCCGCATTGACCTGCTCCTTCAGGTGAAGATACTCGTCAACCAGGATGGTGACGTTGCGATCGAGCAGGATGCGCTCGGTGTCGATTGGCGAATAAAGCCGGTCGAGCGCCGCCAGCGTGCGCTCATCGTCCCAATCGGGCGGCGGTGGCGTGCGCGACTGCATGTGCGCGTAGAACGCCTCTTCCTGCTCGATCAGGAGTTGGGCGAGCCGCCGGTTGAACGGCACCGGGTAGATTCGGAAATCATTGCCGCCGATCAGGACCGCCAGATCGGCGCGCGTCGCGTCTGCCACGATCATCTGGTGATGTACCTGGATCAAGTAGCCCTCGGGAATGTCTTCTGCCAGCGGTCCCCACTCATGGTGGAAGCGCGACGTCTTCAGTTCCACCACCCGCCCGTCTTCAGCGACGCGGTCGAGGGTGGCGTGCATGAACGGATAACGCTCGGTGTACAGGATGCCGTCGGGAGCGTGCAGCTTCAGACCTGTGGCTTCGGTGTAGGCGTCGGCAATCACGGGTTCGAGCCTTTTGCCCCAGCGCATCTGCGGGTTCTCGGGCTGGTCGATCGACTGCACCTTGTCGAGCCAGATGTCAGTAGCCGTGCGGTCAAACGGGTCCAGGCCGCACACCGCCGCCGCGTCGCTTGAACCGATCGTCAGACGACGCTTCGCCAACCATTCCTTCGTGTCCATTCTTCACCTCACACCTTGAGTCCCATCTGGCGCAGATGGGCTGCGGCAGCTTCGATCGCTGCACTTCGGCGCGACTCGGACCGCACGGCCGGCGCGCCAGGGATGGTGTGCTTGGTGGTCTGCATCAGACGCAGTAGCTCACTGCCGCGCACGAACCAGTAACGGCGACTTCCCCGCTCCACAAACTCCGCCTGCATGGTGCCGCTGGCAACCCAGCGGTGAAGTGTCTCGATGGAGAGATGCTTCTTGCCAAGGGGCGACGGCATCAGCCGGCACGCTGCAGCGAATGGGTAGAGCTTCGTGGCGTCGATTGGTTCGTTCACGGCTGTGATTCCTGGTTGCATCCGATTGGTTCAATGCTGAACCAATAAATAGAGCGCAAAAACCTGCGTGTCAATCCCTTTTGGTGCAGATTTTTTCCACCAAGGTGCGGTATACTATCACCGTGGTTTACCCAGAGCCCTCTACCCGATCGAGGTATCTCCCGTGAGGACACTTGCCGTGGCGAAGAAGCAGGACGCTGATCTTCCGCCCTCAGCAGTTGTCGGCCGCACCCTGCGCGCCCCCAAGGCGCTCTGGGATGCCATCGACGCCGTCGCCAGGAAACACCGCCGCTCCGGCAGCCAGCACGCGGTCTGGTTGCTGGAGCAGGTCATGACCGAGCAGGAAGGCTACGAGCCTCCCGAGGCCCATGTCAGCGAGGAGGATGAATAGCTCCTCCATCGCAGACGGTGAAAGAATAAACGGCAGCCAGTGCGCCACATGCGCTGGCTGCCGTTGTTCGTTTGGCCGGTTTTGGCTGGTGTCGGTTGACGTGAATCAGTCGCCTGGTGCGCCGTCTGATGGTTTCGCGGCCAGCCGGTAAAGCCCCTTCTGCTGCGACACTATCATGTGTTTCCACGCGCCGTGGCCGCGAAAGACCAGGTCGAGGCGCTTGGCCGACACGTCGCTGCCGGCGTTCTCCAGGAGCGCCGCGCCGCCCACGTCGGGAGTGCCGTTCTCGGCCGCTTCCCAAAGCTGGCGGACGATTGCTGCCTGCAGCGGGGTGAAGATGTAGCTGACACCGAACCAGTTGACGCTCCGGTAGTCCTCGGAGTGCCGCGCCTCGCGGCGCTCCGTCCGCGCATGTGCCAGATACCAGGCGGTGGGGTTGACCGTCAGCTCCTCGCTGATCCCGTCCGGCCCGTCCACTTCGAGCCGGATCGCGCGGAGCCTGTAGGTCACGCCAAACCGCCGCTGAAGGTGTCGCACAGCGGCTTCCACCAGGATTGATTCCGGTGTCGGTTCCGGAGAACCTTGCCCCTGCATAAGAAACGCAATTGCCGCGGCCTGGGAACCCAGCGGCTGTGAAGGTTGACCATTCGTGGTCAGCGAAAATGCAGTAAACAGACTATGATCTAGTTCTAACCCCGGCAAGCTCAGTAGGGTATCGCCCTCATCCGTGACTGGCGGCAATGCGGGCGGCTTTTTCGAGCAACTCGGCGTAGATTGCCGTCGTGGTGGGGTTACTGTGACCGAGCAGCGCCTGCGCTTTTTCCCTGCCATGCTGTGTTTCCGTGTCGGTGCCGGCCCGGTGCCGTAGCTGGTTAGGGGACCACGAAGGAACGATGTTGCACCGCGCGCATACGCGGGCGACCGCCCGATCGTAGCTGCCGGTGCTGTAACGCTCCCCCGCGGCACGCTTGCCGTCCGGGTTCCAGACACGTCCACGTTGCCTGTAATGCTCGGCTACACCCTCCGCTGGTGAAAAGCAGTACATTTCCGGCGCACGTTCCAGGTACGGCCGCAGCACCTCCTGTGCAGCAGGCCCGATCGGAATGTGGCGTGGGGCCCCACGCCACGCGGTCTTGTGAATCTCCAGGCTGAACAACCACAACTGCACGCCATCCACCTTGAGCCAGGTGCGGTCGATGTCGCACGGGCGCATGAGCACCACCTCGCCGGGACGCATGCCCGTGAGCAGTTGCAGGCGCACCATCGCGCGGATGGGCGCCAGCAAGTGTGGCAGCGTGCGCTCGACCGCCTCCAGGTCGGCTGGCGGAATCTCCTCGGGCTCAGGCGCCGGCGAGTGGTGCTTGCGCAGGTTGGGACAGCGGTAGAGCACCGCCGCCGTCGCGTCGCTCACCAGGCGCTCCGTCACCCCCCAGCCGAAGCACTTGCGGACCACGCCTGTCAGCGCGTTGATGTAGGTCCGGCAGTGTCCCTCCTTGCACCAGCCGGCGACCAGTGTGCGCAGTTCCGGTCCGCCGAACAGCGCCGCATCGGTTCTGCCGTAAAGCGATGCCAGCAGGTCCATCGCTTTCTTGATCCGGCTCAGTTGCCGCTGGTCCTGGTAGTAGCCGGCGGCGTGAGCCATGAATCCCTCAACCAGTTCCATGACCGAGACGCCCACGGTATCGCGCGGCAGGATCTTGCCTCCGTGCGTCTCGGCTTCGAGGATCAATCGCGCGTAGGCTTGCTTCGCTTCCTCCGAGCCGGCCTTGCCCAGCGAGCGCCGCTTGCCGTCGATGATGACGAAGCAGGAATCGCAATCGTGCCGCTGGTGAATGGTCGGTGGCCAGACAGGTTTTCTCGACATCCCTGGCGTTCTCCTTGATTGTTTGTACGATCGTGTAAACTTCCTTGTTACTTCCGTGCTTGCTGTCTGTTGGCGTAACTCTTTGTTTTTCAGTCACTTACTACAATAGCGGCGACTGGATTTGAACCAGTGACACACGGCTTATGAAGCCGATACTGAAACGCAAGCCACAGCCGTAACAAGATACTGGAATTGACTTTACGAATCGATGCCAGTCTGGCAACTATCCAAACGAACATACACGAAAACACAGGGGATATTATCGTCGTACACGATTGTTTGCACGTCGTACAAACAATCCTGGGAGGGTACGCGGAGGGTACGCGGAGGGTACGCGCACGTAGCTGTACGTGCGCGGGCTCGAAACAAAAACAGCCTGGTGCTCCTGCGAACACCAGGCTGCACACCGTCAGGCGGTGGATCCACCTGAAGGCATCTCCTTCGCCTTGCACCGCCGGCGCCTGGCGGCGCTTCCGGCTGAGGATCGGGTCGCGACCGCCCGTATCAGGCATTGGGCCGGTCCTCTGCAGCCCGCTGCTCGACGGCAGCCCAATACTCCAGGGCCGCGATTGCGGCGGTCCGCGCATCGGCTGCGGTGCTGCACACGCCCTTCGCCACGATGTTGCCGCTGGCCTCGACCCACCATCTCCTGCCTCTGAAAAAAAGAGCCGACTGCTGTTGCATTGCCGGCATTCGCCGGGTACAATGCACCTGCCTTCTGTTCTGCTGCCTCTGCCGAGCCGGGCTCACAACCCGGCTCGGCCCATTTCCCGTCCCGAGTTACTCTCCTTTCTTCCCGCTTGACCACCCACCCCGATCGCCCTCGCCCCTGCCCGGCACACCGTGTGCCGGGGTCCATCCGCGTGCTTCACGGGCGAGCAGCGCCAGTTCCTGCCTGATGATCCGCGGCACAGACTCTATCGTCAAGCGTTTACCCGTCCAATGCCGGTAGCCCTGATCCTCAGCTTCCTGAAGAATCTGGGCCGCGCGCCAGCCCTTCAGGTGCAGGCTCACCAGGTAGCGACCCACCACCCGCGCCGGCTCATTGGGGACCAGTTTGTGCTTCTGCCCCTTGACGCGCTTCCAGCCGTAAGGGGCACCGCCCAACCAGATGCCCTTCTCGCGCAGCACCCGAAACGCATCTTTCAACCGCTCGCTGATTCGGGAGCGCTCCCAGCGAGCGACGGCGCCCATGATCGTGATGACCAGCTTGCCGATGTCGGTGGAGCTATCCACGCTGATGTCGAGGAAGTGGGATGAAATCTTCCTCACGTCCCAATCCGCCAGGGTGAGCAACAAATCCACCATGTCGCGGAACCCACGGTCGAGCTTGGCAAAAATGACCGCGTCGCCATCCTCCAGACCATCGGCCATCCTTTGCGCGGAGGGCCGCTTGAGCAGCGGCGTGCCGCCCGAGATGCCGGGGTCCACCCAAAGGCCACCCCAGAGGTAGCCCTTGGGCGCCAGGGCGTAGTCGAAATAGCGCTTGATGTGCTGCTCCTGGGCTTCCAGGCCCAGGCCGGAAACTGCCTGTTGCGTGGTGGACACGCGGGCGTAGCCGAATGCCTTGGGCACGGTCAACCACCTTTCCTCTCCTCTTCGGCCTCGATCATTTGCTGACTGGTCGAGACGCGGGCGTAGCCGAACACACCATGAACGTCCGCTCCCGGCGATTCCTCCACGCACTCCAGCCCGTCGCGGTACTCAACCTGGTCTGCGGTCCTGGAGAGCAGGGCGATACTCGCCATGACGCTGATCGATTCGATCCGGTCCACGGTGATGCCGTTCACCAGCCCGGCGGCGGTGTAGTACAGGAAGACGGCGCACGGACCGGCCACCTCGCCCAGACGCGGACCGCCTTCCATCTCCCGACTATCGGTAACGCTGGCTGCCAGCGTGAATCCCTTGGGGATGAGGAAATAGCAGACCTGGTGCCGCTCGCGGTCGCGGCCCGGCTCGAAACTCCAGCTCATCGTGGGCTTGTTGATCTTCTTCAGCACGGTCATTCTCCTTGTTACTGAACCTGGCCGATGTACGCATTGACGATCGGCCGCTTACCCAGAACCTCCGCCACCTTCTCCGCCAGCCCGTTGTCAGGGACTGGCGGTGGCTTCTCCCTTCCCTGCTCCATGAACTCCCACAACGCCTGCTTCGTCCATGGCGCCGGGCTCAGTTGCAGGATTCCTTCCTCGATTCTGTAGCGCCCGTCCTTGTTCCACTGAGTGATCTTCGCCGGATCAAACGCGACCCGGTAGCCGGTGACGACCCGCTGGCCACACAGGACACCCATCCAGAAGCTGACGCCGTCGTCGTGGCCGTCTGGATAGCACCGCACCCGAAACGCCTGGAGTTGCTCCAGCATCTCGGCCGAGACGTGCGCGCTGGCCAGGCGTTTGAGCCAGTATTCGGTGAACTTCCCAAGCGCTCCCGCCAGGCCGGTAGTCCCGCACTGTCCGCCCCATTCGGCGGCGCAGGCCACGTTGTGCCGCCAGCGCCAGTATTCGTCGGTCGCCGTGCGCTCGGGAACCTGGTCAGCGAACAGCGGGATCTCTTCCTTGGTCTTGGCGTTCTCCTTCGCGGCCCGGCGCTGGTGCCGGCGCCAGCGCTTCTGCTCATCGGTGAGTTTTTGACGTCTTGGCATTGCGCTCTCCTTCGGTGGCTGGCCTTTCCGGTTCGTCCTCTGGACGAAGCTCAGGAGGTTCGATCTCGCTGTCGCAAAACTCGCCTTCGTAAATCTGCGTCTGGCACAGGCAGGGAGTGTCGTAGGTATCGGGGAACAGCTTTAGCTGCGCCGCGTCACGCCTGATGAGCGATCCCCAGGACCAGCCACGGCCAAGCCCCTTGACCGTGCGCAGGTTCTCCTGGGCGTTCTGCTCCATGTCCAGCGCCCGCTTCAAGAGGGTGGGGTGCAGTTGCTGAAGCTGGAATATCTCCTGCTTCTTGGAGGATGGGCAGAAGAAACAGGCCGACTTGATGGGTACTGGTAGACCGGCCCGAGCGATGGCAGCCGCACAATCCTTCCGCGTCCAGCCCCACTCGACCAGCGGGTAACGGTAGCGGTAGTAACCGTCGCTCGTGGCGTTGTCGGTGCGGTGCCATTCATCGGCATCGTAGCCCAGCAACTTCGTGACCAGATCGCCACCAGCCCAGCGGTCCATCGCCGGTTTCCAGTGCTTCGTCCACTGGTGCTGCGGGCGCTGCTTCGTTCGCTCGGAACAGGCCCGCCGGCCGTAGGCGATCGAGGGCAGCATCTTGTTGTCAAGACACCGCTGCTCCAGGGTCGCTGCCGGCCGAACTACCTGAATGCAGCGCATGACGCGACGCTCAGGCAGCCGGAAGGACGGCTCCTCGTAACCTGGTGGTCTGATCCACTCGTTGAACAGGAACGGAAAGCCGTGTTCCGACAACCAGGTGTCGAAGCGAAACAGGAAGTGGTACGTCTCGGGTTTCTCTCCACCCGTATCAGCGAAGAGGATCGCGTCGGGGATGACATCGCGCTCGTAAAGGCCGAGCAAGAGAGCGGTGCTGTCCACACCGCAGCCGTAGCCAACCATCAGCGGGCGGTCGAAGGGACCATAATCAATACCCATCAGTCTTCTTCTCCACAGCGGACGATCAGTGAACACTGCGCGTAGGTTTCCAGCCACACGCGGGCGCCGCAGGGCAGCGGCTTGTGCGGGCGGTAGATGAACCAGGACGGACCGGCCACGTAAAGCTCGTGGCAGTAGCGGTTGCATGTGCCCTCTTTGACAGCGATCGCCGGCGCGATGCGACCCGTCCTGGCGTTGTCCTTGATCCGGTGCTGATTGACGTGAACCACCGCTTTGCGCGCCCCGCGCACTGGAGCGACGGCCGGACGTACCGGGGTGATGGCTGCCTCCGTTTGCAGCCACAAGCGTATGCCACTGCTGAGAGGGCGATCGGGGCGGTACAGAATCCAGCACGGACCGGCGACGTAAAGCTCGCAGGTTCGGCAGGGAGTCTGCCCCGGCTGTATCACGGTCAGGACTGGCGCGATGCTGCCGGTCTTGAGATTGGCACCGATGGTGGGCTGGCTGACGTGTACGATCGTCGGCATGAAAGCTCCTGTTGCTGCTGCGCTGGTGAAGGATATTTGTACATCTATTATCCCATATTCGGGATGCAGAATCAAACGCACTCCAGGGGTGGCATCGGGATCGTTGCTCCCGTGGGGCGCCACAGGTGCAGGACGAACGGGTGGACGTTGATGTAGGCCGACTTGGGAGGGTGGTACTGAATGACGCACTCCTCATCCTCGAAGAACTGGCGCTTGACCCAGGCCATTTCCTCCCAGGTCGGGCAGCGGTTCCTGGTCGAAACCGAGACGTGTTCCCACGGCGCGCCGCTCATGCCGTCGGACGCCCATGTATCCGAGCTACTGAGTATGATCCTAAGCTGGGCGTTGGTCCGCTCGCAGCGGACCAGGAAGTGGCCGTGCAGATCGCCGCGCTGCGTTTCGGGGTAGCCGGGTGCCTGGACACGGCCGCTCTCGATCAGGTTGGAGAAGCTCTTGCGCATATTGCCTC